TCTCAATGTCAACAATATATTGATGATGTAATTGCTCAACTATGGAATGGTTACCAAGATCAACCTCAAGTACTTTGGGATGGTTTAAGTTACAATACATTTAATGAGAGATTCCAAGATGATGTTGCTGGTATGACAGTTAACTTGCAGATCATGGTGCCTCAATCTATTAACAATTGTATTACACCGATCCGTAGGGATGAACTAGTAATTGAAATGACTGATAATGAGAAGAGAACTCTAGGACCAGATCAAGGTGATAACAAAGTATTCGCTTATACTGTTGAGATTTATAATCCAGATGGCGATTGGCAGATTAACAAATATGTAGTTCCGGAGGCTGGAACATATAGAATTGAGATGGAACAGGAGATTACTCTTAATCAACCACTACCAGGTGACGTCATTCCAAACCAACCGGTAGTTAGAGAATTAACAGATGGACCGGATAGAGATATTGCTGCAACCTCAGCAACTGGATGGCCAACCCAATTTGAGACTCCTGAAACAATCTATAACTTTAGTGCTACTTGGGATATTGTGGTAGACTCAGTTAATCCAGCTGGTTACACTTGGGAATTGATTACACTTGCAGATATTCCAGGCCAAGAGGAGTCAACACTAATTCAACAGCCAGGTGGAATCATTAAAATATACAAACTAGCGTAATGACGGTAGATGAAATGAATGCAAGACTCAGTCAATTTGGACAACAAGCGACTGATCTTACTGACATACTTACTCAAATTGGTAGTGAGATTACTGGACAAATCAAAAGAAATGCACCGGTTGATACTGGTGCATTAAAGGCTAGTATCTCATTTCAAGTAGGTATGAATTCATTAGAATTGGAAATGCTTAACTACGGTATATTTCAGAACTACGGTGTAAAGGGAACTGAGAATGATCCCGGAGCTATCTCAACACCAGATGGAATATTCGGAGTTGCAGCAGGTTACAAGTTTCAATTCAAGTCTCAAACTATCGGTGGTAGTTTACCATTTCCAGTAAGAAGATCAATTGCCCAACGAGGGCTTAAACCAAAACAATTCTTTAACCTCAGAGATATTACTGATGAGGTTGTAGAAAGACTAACAGAAGAACTAATTAGACCAATATAAAACCATGGCAGTAACATTAACACAAACACCTACATTACCTTTTGATCAGGCGTACGGACCTAATCCAGTTACCTTGAGTGGTATACCAACCGATCCGATCACTGGAGTAATTACAGCGGATAAGTATGTTTTACAAATATACAGAGCTGGCCAATTAATAGCAGATCTTAGACAGACTCCAAATTCACAAGGTCTTGCGATCTTTGACATTCAGAATGTAATACAAAACTTTGTAGCACCTTCACCAAATTATGTTGAACAAATAGGTTACATTGGTAACGACTTATTAAACTCTGCACAAGAAAGTACTCCATATCAATTCTATTATGGTAGTGAAACTGCAGGTGTTTTAAATATGTCAGCAGCAGACTTTACAACTTATATAGCATTCGGAGGTACTAAAGCCTATTACGAAGTACCTTATGATACTGCTCCTTATATTCCAATTACTGCAAACCCTGCATGTACTGATATTATTAAACAAGGACAGCCACTTACAGATTTACAGAATTTCAGACTTGCTGGTACTATTACAGATGGTAAGCCAAGTTGGTTATTAAATAACATGAGAGTCTATGACCATTACGTTACAGTTGATGATATGACTACTATTAGTTATTACAATAAGGTAACTGGTACTGGACCTGCAGAAGCTGCAAGTATTGATGCATTTGTCTTTTGGCAGTACAACGGTAACGTTAACTTAAGTAATGATATTGTCTATAATACTGTTGGTAATGGTGGTGGACCTAATGCAAACCCAGGTGATGGTAATGCAGTTGTCTATCCTACTTACGCAATTACAGCAGCAACAGGACCTAAGAACTTTCAAGACTTTGCATCCGGTGCAACTCACTATTATGTAAGTACTTCAGCATTTGCAAACTGTACTACAATTAATCAGGGTCTTACTGATGACTCATTGCATTATGTACATAGATTTAACATTGTAGATCCTGCTTGTAATGATTTCCCTGAGTATCAATTCTCATGGTTGAACAAGTATGGTTTCAGAGACTACTACTCGTTTAATAAGCGTAAAGATAGAAAGGTTAGCATCAAAAGAAATGAGTACCTTAGAGAGGCCGCTGATTACAATGCCGCTAACTATGATGTAAATATATACGATAGAGGAACTACAGTTTATTCTCAAATGTTACCAGAAGAATTCAGTGCATTTACAGACTATATCTCAGATGAAGATGCTCTCTACTTAGAAGGCCTATTTATAAGTGCAGATGTTAAGGTTAGATTTAACGATAGACCTGGTCAAGAGAAGTACCAATGGGTTCCTGTAAGTTTAATAAGCAACTCATATGACGAGAAGACTTACAGAAAGAATAAATTATTCCAATACGATATTAAATTTAAACTAGCACATAATATAAAATCACAAAGAGGTTAATATGATCCAACTTAAAGTATACAACAGTCCAGCCAAACTAGAACAGTTTTGGCTGGACTTATATGAAACAGAGCCAATTAAGTTGACTCTAAGTATTGAGGACATTCAGAATGCAGATGCTACATCAACCTATTCAAAATCTTTTAAAGTACCAGGTACAAGAAAGAATGCAGAGTTCTTCAAGAACTCATTTGATGTTGATCAGACTATATTCGATGTTACTATAAAGAAACCTGCAGAAATCCTAGTTGATGGTGCAGAGTTTAAACAAGGACATATCAGACTACAAAAGGTATATCTAAATACTGAGTTAGATCGTTACGACTACGAATTATTATTTCTTGGTGAGACTAGAGACTTCTCTTCTATTATTGGAGATCGAGGTCTTTGTGAATTACAGATGCCAGATCTTATCGGTGGTGCAGTTCCAGGATCAGAAGTATCGGCCGCTGATATTGTTACAAGTTGGAATGCATATCCTCAATCTGCCAGTTTAACTGCTGGTCTCCATAATGGTAATATCTTATACCCACTTATTGACCATGGTAACTCATACAATGGAACAGGTACTGTACAACAGACAAGAATCGCATTAGACGGTCCACGTAGATTTACACAAGCAGGTAATCCACTTACAGTTGACAGATTTAAACCAATGATCAGAGCTAAGAGAATATGGGATCAGATCTTTGATGATGCTGGTTATACTTATACTTCAGATTTTATTGACAGTGATTTATTCCATCAGATTTATATAAGTGCTTTTGGTAATAAGGCTACTGTTGGTTGGGATATTGAAGCTAGTAGTCCTACAAGTGATAACGTTGCACATGCTCAAGAGAATAATAGTTATTGGGGACCTCAATTCTTATCACAAGCTATTAATGACCCTGGAAATAATCTAAGTGTTGTACAGTTTAATGCCCAACCAATAACTGTATATACAGTACCTTCATCTGGTGAATATCAATTTGCTGGTCAAGCTTTCTATTATGGAGCCAATGATACTTCCAATGGTTATCCAATTCCTCTTGGAGCTACTGTATTTCTATACAATATAACTCAATCTATACCAGTTGCTTCATCTCCTTTTGGTTTTGGACAAACTCTACAATTTAATGTTACACTAGATACTACAACTACAGCATTCTTAAATGTTGGAGATCAATTAGTCCTAGTAGTTGGATCTGTTAGTGGTAATGGTCCAGATAACTATAGTGTAACTAATGTAGCACTAGATGTTATTTCAGCACCTGGATTATTTAATCCTGTAACTTCATTGGAATGTACTTACAAGCAGATTGATTTTGTTAAAGATATTCTTACAGCATTCCGATTAGTCTTAAGTCCAGATCCTAATAATCCACAGAACTTTATAGTAGAGCCTTGGCAACAATATATCAATAGTGGTAACTTACATAACTGGTCAAAGAAACTTGTAGAGAACAAGGATGTTACAATTGAACCAGTTTTCTTTACGCAAAATGCTGAGATTGAATTTAAGTTTCAACCAGGTGGAGATTACGTAAATGTCTATCACCAACAGGCTTATTCAGAACCTTACGGTTACTTACAATTTAATGCTAACAATGACCTACTTAAAGGTAAGAGAGAAATCAAATTAATTGGAATCGCTCCAACACCAGTTGCTAATATTGAAGGTGGAGTAGAAGCAGATGCATTTGTTATTCCTCAAATACACACACATAGTCCAGAGGATACAGGACTTCAACATTTACCGATTAAACCAAAGACTAGAATGTTATTCTATGATGGACTTAAGCCAGTACCTGTACATCCTTGGTACTTATTAAATGGAACAGGAAGTCCATATAGTGTATATCCGATGGTAAGTCCTTATCAAGTGTTCCCAATTCAAAATCAGACTCTTAATCTAAACTGGGCTAATGACGTTAAGTATTGGACAGCCAATCCTACGACAGCCGGTACAAATGGGGTAACTCTTTATGATAATTACTGGAGTAGATATATTAATGCATTGTATGGTAAGTATTCGAGAAGAGTTACAGCCTACTTTGTTTTAAACAATATAGACCTTAATGACTTCTCATTTGATGATACTATCTTTGTGAATGGTACTTACTATATTCCTGAAAAGATTATTGATGTTGAGATCGGTGCTTATACAGAAGTTAAAGTACAGTTATTAACTGCAAATGATTACAGACCATCGGTTATACCAAATCAAATCCTATTTGTTAATTCAATAACAGGAGTTGGAGGTCCATGTGCATTAGGACCAGGTAGCATTGATATTAATACTAATGGTACGCCAGGATTCTCTTGGTCTTTAAGTAATGGACAATCCGGATCTGCTCTTACTGGTGCAACTCCAGGAGCCGCTTCATATGATTTCACAATCTCTAATGTTTCTCCAGGTACTTATACTATTACCATAACTGATAGCTTAGGAAGAGTTGATACCCAAACAGTTATAGTACCTGAATCTATTGCTACTCTAGTAATTGCAAATCAAATAGTTACACCAGAATCTGAGTGTGGAGCCTGTGATGGTTCAATCGATGTTACTCCTTCTGGAGGTACTGGACCTTATTCAATTGAATGGTCTGACTTAGGTATTCCAGGTACTCTATTTACAAGAACTGGTCTTTGTTCAGGAACCTATTCTTATACTGTTTATGATTCATTACGTTGTGCACAACAATCTTATGTTGCTGAAGTAACATGTGAATCTGCACCTGGTGATATTTGGGAATTCTGGCGTTCAAGTAATGATTGTCAACAAATCCTATTATCTCCACAGAGAAGAGTATTCTATCCTACAGGTACCACTCCAACTATTAACGCATTCTATAAATTAACAGATCTTATTGGAAATGAATTAAGAGGATGTTGGGTTGCAGTACAAATAGTTACCCAACCAGCTGATGCATTCGAACTTGCAGATTATCAAACATGTGCTGAATGTCAAGGTTTTGTAGCAGAAACATGGGTAATGGAAAATTGCGAAACACAAGAAACTGTATATGCACAGGGACCTGGTACAATGGCTATTAATCAAGTATGGAATATTAATGGATTAAATGGATGTTGGATCGTAAAAGAGTCTACAACTGAAGTTGCATTCTTCGAAGTATCAACAGGACCTTATAGTGATTGTAATGATTGTGCTGGTATTGGTGGAGAAGAGATGTTATCTAATAAACTACCTCTTGGCGGAGCTCAAGAACCTGTATGTTCAGATGTACATCCATTTGCAATCTATAATAGCGAAACAATCGATCCTTATAGTATAACAATTGGATCCGTGATGTACACTGATGTAAATCTAACAAATCCATGGAATGGTGGTAATACTTGGTACTCAATTGCTAGGGTACAAGTTCCTAATGTTGCTGCTGTTACAGTCTTTATTAGAACAGATGGTGTTGTAGAAGGAGTAGAATTCTGTTCTTAATTCAAACGCATAACAATTTATATTTAATAGTATGGCAGAAGAAGTTAAAATAATATTCGAAATCGAAGGGATACAAAAAAGTGTCTCTTCGGTTGAAGAATTACAGGCGGCACTTAAAGGAGTTGAGACTCAATCTAAAAAGACCGAACAAAAAGTAGACGATGTAGCCAATGCTGCTAAAAACGTTGGTAAATCCAGTGAGGAGGCTGCAAAGAATGCAGAAGGAGCTACTAAGATTGTTGATGAGGCATTCGGTGGATTAGGAACTAAAGTAAAAGAAGTTGGTGGAGGTATCAAGCAATTAGGTACATCTGCAGTCTCTAGTTTTAAATCTGCAGTAATGGGGGCATCTGCAATGGGTAAAGCCTTGATTGCGACAGGAATCGGAGCTATTGTTGTAGCCCTAGGTTTGATAGCAGTCTATTGGGATGACATCGTTGGTGCTATCTCTGGTGTATCTGCGGATCAAAAACAATTACTTGAAGATGCAAAAGCAGAAACTGCTGCACGTCAAGAAAGTTTAGATAGTTTATTAGCATCTGAGAATAGTTTGAAACTTAGTGGTAAATCTGAACAAGAAATCAGAGACCTTAAGATCCAACAAACTAATGAGACCATTGCTGCAATGGAAACTCAGTTGACAATGCAAAAGCAACAAGCTGACGCTCAACAAAAAGCTCTTGAAAGAAATGCTACCATTGCACAAAATGTAATCCGTTTCTTAACAGCACCAGTTACTATTTTATTAAAAGCAGTTGATACTTTAACTGCAGGACTTGCTAAGGTTGGAGTACTTGAAAAAGGTACTAATCTTGAAGAAGGATTTAGCGGTGGTTTAGCTGGTTTAATATTTGATGCAGAAGGGGCTAAAGAAGAAGCAGATAAATCTGAAAAAGAAATAACAAAAGGTCTAGAGAAATTAAAGAACACTCGAGATGGTTATATCTTACAGGGACAAGATGCTACCAAAAAAGCAAATGATGCCGCAAGAGCAGAAGCTGCTAAAACAGCAGAAGAGAAATTAGCACTAGAAAAAGAGTTACTGGCTGAATTAGAAAGGCTAAGAGCAGAAAACATAGAAGATGCAGAACAGAAAGCACAAGCCTTACTTGAAATACAAAGACAAGCTCAAAGACAAGAACTTGAAGATAAAGGAGCTGCTGCAGAGTTACTATTGGAGTTTGATAGAAATTATGCTCTTCAAAAACAAGCAATCACTGATGAATTTGCTGCAAAAGCTGAAGAAAAGAGATTAGCAGATGAAGCTAAAGCAGCTGAGAATAAAGCTATTATTGATGAGATCCTAAAACAACAAGAGTTGGATAAAATGGAGGATCAATTTGCTAAAGCTCAAGCAGAATTAGAACTTCAA